ACTATTACTGTTATGGAGGTAACACCATGAGCCATAAAGCTATTCGTGCTTTATATTCTAATGTGGTTACAATTTCAGGCGATATTCCTAATGCAGTAGCTTTTGATGCTGAAGGTAATGTTGTTAACTATGACTTATCGGCTGTACAAGCATGGAATGATCCTGATCAATATAAATACAATAGAATGTTAGAATATCCTGCTATTGGAGATCAGTTAGATGCTTTGTGGAAAGGTGGTGAAGCTGCTGCTGCAATGCTTGCTCAAGTACAGGCTGTAAAAGCTAAATATCCTAAAGGAACAGAATAATGGCTTTAACTAAAGTACAATCAGATATGGCTGGAGGTGGTCCAGCTTTTTTAGCATATGCAAGCGGTTCTCAGACAGTAAGCGCCAATACACCCACAAAAGTACAAATTAATACTGCTGTATTTGATACTAATTCTAATTTCAATACTTCAACATATCGTTTTACTCCAACTGTAGCTGGGTACTACCAAATTAGTGGAAGCATTTATTGGGGAACAAACTCAGTCAGAACAATGACTTTGATTTATAAAAACGGTGCTGGATATTTGCTAGGTAATTCTATAGCTGGAGATAGTGGAGGATATGCTGCTGGTGTTGTGTCTGGTCTAGTGTATTTAAATGGTTCAACTGATTATGTTGAATTATATTTATCTCCTGCTTCAAATGCAGTGACAACTGTTGTAGGTACTGCACCGTATTTTACTTGGTTTAGTGGTTCATTAGTAAGGTCTGCATGATGTTATACGAAAAAATTAAATCTATTTATCCTGAATTAACTGACTTGGATTTCATGCCACCAACAGGTACAATCTTATTGCAAAACGATTCAGACGGCAAAGGTGATTATATTGTTAAATGGGAACATCCTACTCTAGCGAGACCAACTGAGGAACAATTAGCGTGATCGACCAAATAGAGCGTATCGCTGTGTTAGAAGCCGAAGTAGAAAAACTACAGCATAGTCAAAAAGAGATTCTTGAGTGCATCCACGCAGTTCGTGATGAGATGATGCGTTATAAAGGTTTCCTTGGTGGTGTTGCTTTCTTAGCTTCAGGTATTGGTATATTCTTAACAGTCTTCAAAGACTGGATCTTTAAACACTTTAACTAGGACTTTTATGTTTGGTAAATTAATTGCTTTATTGCTTCTATCTCGTGATACAGCTCATCGTCAACATTGGAAAACTACTTCCTTTGCACAACACAAGACACTCAACGAATTCTACGACAGCATCCTTGAATTAACAGATAGCCTGATTGAAAAATATCAAGGACGTAATGGACGTATAGAAGTTCCTACTTTAGAAGAAAAAGATACCTATTCTAAAGAACCTATCGAAGTGCTCAAAAAGCATCTCGATTGGATCGAAGGTGCTCGTTATCAAGCTGTACCAAAAGAAGATACTGCAATACAAAACATCATTGATGAGATTGTAGGACAGTATCTTGAAACATTATATTTATTAACTTTGAAATAAGGACCAGCAATGAAAGAAACTAAAAAACAATCCGCTAAAATCGGAAAAGTAATGCATGAGTACAAAGCCGGTACTTTGAATACTGGATCTAAGACAGGTCCTGTAGTGAAGTCTCGTAAGCAAGCAGTAGCTATTGCGATGAGTCAAGCAGGAATGGCTAAAAAACCAGCTAAAAAATCTTCCGGTAGAGGTCGTTAAAATTGAATGGCAGATCCATTTGGGTTAAGCGAAGGAGTAAAGTCACTCACGAGTAGCCTTGATGCTAGTCGTGCAAGTGGCAAAGCACTAGGTAAACAAGTTGAAGCTATTCAACAAGATGCTGTAGATGTAGCACAGCAAAAGGCTGCTGAGAGACGTAGAGCACAACAGTATCAGCCGGATACTATAGTTATGAAAGCTTTTAAAGAATACGAGATCATACAAGAAGTAAAGAAGATGGAAACTCGTATGAAGGTTGAAGTTATCAATAAATATGGTAATAAAGCTTGGGATGACATTCAAGTTATTAAACAAAGAATGTTAAAAGAAGAAGCATTAAATAAGAAACTGTTTGATCAAGACTTAAATGCAGTCAGACGTGTACAGCTTTATTGCTTTCTTGCAGCAGCAGTTATATCTTATTTTATAGTTTGGGGAGACAAGTAATGTTTGGCATTGACGATATTATTGGAGCAGGTTTAAAAATTATCGACAAGGTAATTCCTGATCCAGCAGCAAAAGCAGCAGCTCAGTTAGAACTTCAAAAGATTGCTAATGAAGGAAAACTAGCTGAACTACAAGCAGATATGAATGAGCAAAACAACGTCTCAGACCGTTGGAAATCTGATTTGGCATCTGACTCTTGGTTATCAAAAAATATCCGTCCTATGACGCTTATAGCGATCCTAGTAGGGTATTTTATCTTTGCAACAGCATCTGCGTTTGAGCTTAATGTTAAACAAGCATATGTTGAGTTGTTAGGACAGTGGGGTATGTTAATTATGTCTGCTTATTTTGGTGGTCGTACCCTTGAAAAAATTATGGATAAGAAAAAGACAACAGAATGAAACATCAAGAGAAAATCGTAGTCGCAGCTACAGCTTCTTTAATGCTTGTAGTAATTGGAATGATGTTTGCCTTTGCAGTTGCTCTGTTAGACCCAACAGTAGATGACAAAATGGTATTTGACATTATTGGACCAGCGTTTCAAACAATCGTTGGTGGTTTTATTGGTTTAATAACTGGAATTAAGATTGGACAAGGCGATGAGTAATTTATCTGAACATTTTACATTAGAAGAAGCAACATTCTCTGATACTGCAGTGCGTCAAGGAATTCCTAATCTGCCTGATGATAAACAGTTAGAAAACATGAAGATCGCTGCAGAAGGAATGGAGAAAGTTCGTGCGTTACTTGGTAAAGGTATTCACATCAATTCTTGGCTTAGACTTCCTGCAGTCAACGTGGCAGTTGGTGGTTCTAAGATTTCTAGTCATATGGATGGTTGGGCAATTGATTTCACTTGTGCTGGTTTTGGCGACCCTCTCGCTGTATGTAAGGCTATAGAAGCTTCCGGTATCAAGTTTGATCAGATGATTCATGAATATGGTCGCTGGACACATATTAGCTTTGCTCCTGAAATGAGACAGCAAAAGATGACCATTATGAAGCCACAAAATAAGTATGTTCAAGGTATTCTGTCTACAGAAGAATATGCTAAAAAGGTATAAAAAACCTTGACTTTTAATTAAAAATATGTTAAAATAGGATACCATGGCATCTCCAACATACCTAGAATTAGTAAATGATGTTCTAATTAGACTTCGTGAAAACGAAGTTACTTCAGTACAGGACAATGCTTATTCCAAACTTATCGGTAAATTTGTCAATGATGCTAAACGTCAATGTGAAGATGCCTATAACTGGAATGCATTATCAGATACTTTATCAGCAAATACCGCTGCAGACCTATTTAACTATGTTTTAGTTGGATCAGGACAGCGTTTTCGTGTTATAGATGTTATTGATGATACAAGTAATGCAATGTTGACATTACAAACTACAGCTCAAATGAATAAGCTGTTTTTAATTCAAACATCTCAAAAAGGTGCTCCACAGTACTACAACTTTAACGGAACGGATGCTAATGGAGATACGCAAGTTGATTTGTATCCTATTCCTGATGGGGTTTATAATCTTCGCTTTAACATTATCAAACCTCAAGTTCCTTTAGCTGCAGACGCTGATACTATCTTAATCCCTTATGAGCCAGTCATTTTCGGTGCTCTAGCACGTGCTTTAGCTGAACGTGGTGAAGACGGTGGTATTACATCTAATGAACAATATGGATTATATAAAGCTTCTTTGAATGATGCTATCGCTCTTGAGAGTGGTCGTTATCTCGAAGAAGGCGAGTGGACAGCCTAATGGCAGAAAATATTATAACAGGTTCGATTCAAGCTCCGGGATTCTCCGGACTTGATATTCAAGATGCTTCAGTACAGCTTACTAGTGGGTATGCACTTGAAGCATTTAACTGCGTTATTGATAAATATGGTCGTATTGGTGCTCGTAAAGGCTGGACAAAAGTAAATACTTCTGCTATCAGCGGAACTCCTCCAGTTAAGACAGTATTTGAATTAGTTAAGTCTGACGGTAATGTTATTTTTAGTTGTGCTGGTAATAAGATTTATACTGGTACAGCTACATTAACTGCTGCTGTTAATGGAACAGTTGTTGATGCTGCAGGTACAGGAACAACAGCTTATACTATTAGCAATGATAATTGGCAAATTGCCCCAATGCCTTATAATCATGGTGGTAATACTTCAGCTCATGCTATTTTTGCGCAAGCAAGCCATCCAATATTAGTATACCATAAAACAGGGAACTCATCACATAACCACACTGGGTCTTATGGCTTTCAGCGTTTAGGCGACGTAGGTACACTTCCTTCAGGCTATTCTGTAACTACATTTACACCTAACTGTGCCATGACAGCATATGGTCGTTTATGGGTTGCAAATATTTCTACGGATACACAAACAGTTTATTTTAGCGATCTTCAAGATCCTTCTAATTTTACTACCGGTACTTCAGGTTATTTAGATATTAGTACTGTCATCCCTACTGGTGATGGTATTGTTGCTTTAGCAGCACACAATGGTTTCTTAATTATTTTCTGTCATCGTAGTATTCTTATCTACGCTAATCCTAAAGATCCAGCTACAATGACATTACAAGATACCATTAAAGGTGTTGGTTGTATTGCTCGTGATTCTGTAGCGTCTGTGTTTGGTTCTGACATCATGTTCTTGTCTGAAACAGGTGTACAGTCTTTAGGTCGTTTGATTCAAGAAAAATCAATGCCGTTGCGTGACGTATCTAAGAATGTACGTGATGACTTAATTGCTAACGTAGCCACTGAAACTCTTGCTGACATTAAATCGGTATATTATGCAACTGACGCTTTTTACTTGCTTTCATTGCCTTCAACAGGCTTTACCTATTGTTTTGATACTCGCAGTACTTTAGAAAATGGAGCAGCAAGGACAACAATATGGAAAAGTATAAATCCACGTTCATTTTGTGTTTTAGAAAATCGTGATCTCTATATTGGTGCAGCCGGCTATATTGGTAAATATACAGGATATCAAGATAATGGAGCTAGCTATCGCTGGAGTTACTATACCAATTATTTTGATTTTGACCAGCCTACAACAATTAAGATCCTTAAAAAACTAGGATTAGTTGTCATTGGTGGTGGTCGTCAAATTATCTCAATTAAATGGGGATTTGACTATACCAATAACTATAATAGTAGTGTTATTGCTTTAGATCCTGTTACTGTATATGAGTATGGAACAGCAGAATACGGTATTGCTGAATACACAAATGGTATTGCTTTGGATACTTTAAAATTCAATGCATCAGGCTCAGGTAAGGTATTACAAATTGGTTTTGAATCAGACATTAACGGTTCTCCGCTGTCCGTTCAAAAAGTAGATATGGCATTAAAAACTGGTAAGAACATTTAAGGACAAAATATGTCAGATTATAATAAATCGACGAACTTTACCTCAAAGGATACACTTCCTACAGGCAACGCAGGTAAGATTGTTAAAGGCACAGAATTAGATATTGAATTTACAAATATTGCTTCTGCAATTACTTCTAAAGCTAATTCCGATAGTCCCACGTTGACTGGCACACCTTTAGCACCTACTGCAACAGCTGGAACTAACACAACTCAAATAGCTACGTGTGCTTATGTACTAGCTAATAGTATCCCTAGCGGTCTTATTAGTCTGTGGTCAGGAACCATTTCTTCTATTCCTAGTGGATGGTATTTATGTAATGGTTCTAATGGCACACCTGACTTACGTAATAAATTTGTTATTGGTGCAGATGCTGATTCCACAGCAATTGCTAAAACAACTATTACAGGAACTGCGACACAAACCGGTGGATCTAAAGATGCAGTAAACATTAGCCACACCCACACAGCAACATCTTCTGTAACTGATCCGGGACACACTCACGGTCCTTCTTCAGGTTCAGGATTCATGGGTGTACCTAACCAAGGTCAATCAGGACGTACCGACGGAAATCAAGCTGGTTATATGGCAGCTACTGCATCCAACACAACTGGTATTTCTGTTGCAACAACAATAACTTCAGCAGGTACTGATGGTACAAACTTAAACTTACCTCCGTATTTTGCACTAGCATATATTATGAAAGCATAATGATTAAAGTTCCAGTAGTTAATCGTCCTGATTATAGGATGTATTTGGAATTACATGATGGATTTTTATGGTTTCACACAGATGTCTTTAAATGGACACCAGCAGTAAAAATAAAGTATTTAGGTGATTTGCATTTATTGCAGTATTTAGTTGATGTCCCAATCGTAGCTCTCGTTCCTGAAAAGGATACTAAATTAGCTAAGTTTGGAAGATCAATTGGTTTTGAATATAAACAGCCTTATTTAGGTCAGGATAATCAAATGTATTTTATATATAGCAGGAGTCTATAATGGGTAGTGTCGTTGGCTCAGTAATGGGCACTGTAGGCGGATTAATATCCGGTGGAAAGGCAGCAGACGCTGCTAAAGGACAAGCTGAAGCACTTCGTGCTGCAGGTCAGTATGCCTACGATAGAGCTAAATTCAATCCTATTGGAATTAAGACAAACTTCGGTCAGTCTAATTTTACTATGGGTCCCGAAGGACAACTAGAGTCCGCTGGCTATACTTTATCTCCTGAGATGCAAGCTATCCAGCAAAGGCTTATTGGTTCTGCTGGACAATATGATCCTACACAAGTAGGTCAAGCTGCTCAACCGTTATTTGGTGGTGCATCACAGTTATTTAATCTAGGGCAGCAATATCTTTCTACTTCTCCTGAGCAAGCTAGAGCTGATTATATGCAAACGCAACAAGCAGCGTTAGCTCCGGGTCGTGAACAAACTTTAGCAAGTATTCGCAATGCTAACTTCCAAACAGGTCGTACTGGTTTA